AAAATACTCATCAACTCCATATAAAGCATCTCTTATTGCGCATGCTTTTAAGAAAGCCTCTAAAGGGCTCATATTGCGCTTATCGTTAGCGAGAGAAAATAGGAGCTTGCCAGGACGAGAGGAAATGGAGGTATTAAAACCATCAGAACAAACCAAGTTTGCTCGCGACATATACACAATATCATCAACCGGCGTTTCGAGAGTAACTTGTAAGCCGAGCTTTTTCTTTTCTGCGAAGAATGCATCAAGATCAAGTTCAAAGTTAGTTGCTAAAAGCGAGTCATCGCCATAAACCCACTGGGTCCACTGGCTATCTGGGTACCCCATATTTTTGAGGGAGTAAAAAGTAGTGAAAGAATTCCACATACAATTATCTTCTGTTGTAGTTAACGACCCAGATTTATTGCCACCCTGGACAAAATACACGAAACCATCAGCGCACAGACACCAACTATCTCTAATACCACCATACACTAAGTGTAAACGACGACGCGCCTCTCCTGGTGGTAAGAGGTCTGAGCGAAATTGACAAATAACGTCAAAGGCTTCCTTAGGGAAGGTAGAATCGAATCGATGAGCATCAGTGCAATACACATGAGAATAAGAGGAAACATCACGCATGAGGCGATCCCAATCAGGAGAAAAAAGGTCAATACCTACTGTTTGGACAGAAGGGTACTGAGACCATTCATCAACGAAAGCATGATTATAGTCATAAGTACACGTGCCGGCATACAACTTGTACCAGACACTGGGACCATTAATCTGACGGGGGTCATTCAATTTATGAAGAGGAAGAACCTCATCCTTGAGAAAGGAGACCCATATTGTTGGAACAGGCAACTGATCAATGACAGAGTCATAAAATCGGAGCCAAGCTTCATAATCGCAATTCTCAAGTAGAGAACGCATAGAGCGGAACCAACGGTTCATAGGATAGCCACAAGTAGATGTAAGATTAGCTGAATCGACTGATTCTGAAAAAGAGAGCAAGCGGGACGGACCCCACTGTGAATACTTATCACGCAAATGATCATAGAATAAAGCTTTCGGTACCGGAGGTCGATCAATATCGTATTTTTTGAGACCTTTATACTCTGCTAATAAAGCGTCCCAAGAGCGTAAATGGGGAGTACACCACTCTTGGGTGGAAGGCAATTTAGGGTGAGAAAAGTTAACCCAGCGCTTAAAATAGACAGAAGGACGATAAGAAAAGCTTGTGTTATAAGTTCGAGCGATTTTTCCTACAGGAGTCAAAAAATCAAATTGCGTGTTATGATCCTTGGAACCCTTAGCTGGAACAAGGGGGTCCAAGGGATCAAAAAGAAAGAAAATCCCGAGGCCTACGCTCTCGGGGAGCCCACGCCTAAAAAAGACGCGATCCCAGAGAGGAGGAAA